GTGCTACGCCACGCCAGAGGTAAGGGGGGGCTAAAGAGATTCCTTTTAGGGGGTATTTGCACGTTTTTTCGTAGGTTTTTTAATTACGCGTTTTATTTCTAATCGTTCAGCCTCAGTGTACGGCTCAAGGATCAGCATATCAGAAACATTAACCGCTTCCCTTATCTTGCGCGCGCGTTTCTGTACCCACTCATGCGAGAGACCATACATATCAGCGAGGTTACGCGACGGCATACGGCCCGGTAACTCTAACGCCCACCGTACCAGCTCGACGTGACGACGGAAGGAATAGTTATTCGTAAAGGCCAGCGCATCGATGAAAGATTTAAGCAGCTGACCAACACACTCACGCGTTACAAAGTTATCCGTCTCAGTGCGGTGATCGGGTACATTGTCCGATGACCAGGCATTATGGTTTTCTTTTATCTCAAACACCCTCGATGGCTTCCACATTTCCTTATACGGAAGGACACCACCATCGCGTAACTTATCCTGCTCTTTCTTGGTCAACGAATAGAACCATGCGTCGAAAGACTTGGCTTCCTTAGCATTAGACGGCGTTACGTCGTAACAGGTTTTACGTTGCACGAACGCACACTCTGTTCACTGCTGTAAAGTTGCAACAGTGTTAAGTCTTAATTTAAGAGCTTCTGCCTTATCACATTCATGAGTAGAAGTTCGGCCTCTTTGGTATTTGGGCTATCAGGCAACTTTGAAGATTTAAGTGCAAGCTCAGCATCTTTTAGAAGTTTGTCCGCTAAAGATATTACCTTATCTAACTCCCACTTACCGGTCTTTATATCAATGAGTTCAGAAGCATCTTCTCTGAATACATTCAGTTTAGACGTGTTAAGAAATTCAATTCCCATCCTAAGGATTCTGATATTATGCGCAGCTCTCTTGATGTCGTAGCCATACTTTTTGACCAATGATTTACGTTCATCACCCATATAGGCCTCGAACTTATTTATTTTGATGTTCTTTATTTGTAAATGCGTAAAACCGATAAAGGTCTTATGTGCTAACTTAGACGAGAAAATCTCACGTTTTTTAATATACTGCCGTTGAATATTGTCGTGAACATATAAATCATCCTTAAGCCAAAGTAATTCTAAAACATTAGGATTCTGCGAAAGAAGCAAACGAGTAAATTTACGAATCTCAAATACGGCAATGTCCCACTCTGCCTCCTTGTGGATCATTTGTTCAAAGTTTCCTAAGCCGAGATAGGATTCTACCGGGGCTACGCAGACACCCATTAAGTCAACGTCATTAAGAGGGTTACAATCTGTGCCTGGAATGAATGTGCCGTGACTGTGCGACCCCATGTAGGCCAACATGACTGTATTATTTGGAATCCGCTTCTCAACTAAAAGTTTTTTGTAGAGTTCGTTATTCATAAATTTGTATTCACTCGGTCTCAGGAAGTTGCAACAGTGTTAAATTTATCCACTTCCCCAAGCCTGTATCGTATCTTAGAATCTTCCGTCGAGTCAGGTATTCTTTGAAACTTTTAATCGTTGAGTTCGTTAAATTGATTTGGGCTTTGATGTTATCGTTCAGCTGCTGAGTAGTTAGTGTCTCAGGCCATAGAGATATAAAGTCTGCCAGTCTTACGGAATGTATATCCTTGTTAAACTTTGCTTTGCTTATCGCTCTTTGCCGGATTGATTCCATGTGATCGTGGTTATCCTTCCAGCGTTTCTTTCTGATGTTAGCCAACCTGTATCGGTTCGATAGTTTTCTTTTCTTTTCCATAGCGGGTTAGTTAACGCGTAAGGAACGAATGAAGACCCCCAAGCGACCGAAGGGTAGCGAAGTGGGGGAATGAGTGAGTTCCCCCTTACCTCCCTTTAGGGAGTAAGACAGATGTCCGCCAGTCAGAAGGTAGGTCATTAGGGGTCGTTCCAAAGTAGTGGCAAAAGGTGGGTATAGCGGTCAGACTACCAATCAGTGATTAAAACGGCTTGGTGACCCCTTAGCGTGCTTGGAATCGCTATGCCTTGCCTCGACTTTAAGTGTAGGTTCTGGGGCTGGTGCGGATAGTTCACCGTACTCCCACCGAATTTGCCCTGCTTGGCGGGCGTGTCTTACGATGATGTCCCCTGCAAAATCTCCGTTAGCATTTAACATACCCGCACGGCCTCGTCGTTTCGTTAGCGAGAATTTGAATACAGGCTCTTCTCCTGGCTGACGGACAAGCACTCCGACCTCTCTGACGTAGTTCACGAGTTCTGATGCCCCTGCACCTGAGTAGGCGAGATCGGAAGGAGTCTGCCCCTCTTTGTCTTTGGCTGACTTTGGTTTAGTCGTATGGTGGACGGCTACGAGTATGCAACCAGTGTCTTCGAGGATGCGCGCAACGCCGTGTCTTAGGAATTCTGTCATTTGCTTCTGATCGGCGACTTCAATGCCGGCAAAGGAAAGCAGTGGGTCGACAAGGATCACATCAGCTCGATGCAGCTCGATAAGTGAACGCATCTGCTCAAGAAACTTTTCACCGACTGAATTGGTGTCGCGATAAATAAATAAGTTCTCGTCGAGCGTTTGTTGCTCGCTGGCGAATAGATTCATTCCTGCGGTAATGTCCTGATAGGCTTCGGCTACGTCACCTAGGTCATTCTCCGCTTGTAGCATCACCACGCGTAATGGTCGCTTTGCTTTGATACCGAAGAATTGGCGATTGATACAAAGTGAAACCAGAAACTGTAAAGCGAACGATGACTTACCTACGCCTGACTGAGAGACCAGCAGTAGCGACCCGCCCTTGCATAGCCAGCGATTACCGATGACCGTGTTCGGGTCTTCCTTACGTTCAAATGTTTTCATGGCCTCGATGTTCATTAGCACCGGGCCTGACTTCTTCTCGCGTTTGATTAGGCTCTTCAGAGTCCCTTCGTTGTATGCGATTAAAGATTCTGGGTCAGCGTTCGGATCAGAGGCAAGGCGTTGGACGTGTTCCGCATTGATAGCGATGGCACGAAGAGCTGCGGTTCGTTTTATCTCATCGCTCCAAGCCTGGTTAAGTCGTGATTCTTTTACCTCGCTTGTTAGTTCGTTAATGTAGTGTGCCTGCACGACAGAGTTGTTTGCCCGCAGTGCGTTAAGGATAACAAGTTCGTCGGGGTGATTACCTTGCTCGTTTATTTGCTTAATGCAGAAGGCAATCTCTTGGTGGATTGGTTCAAAGAAATCGGCAGGCGTTAGGTCTTTGATGTCGAGGCCGTCACGGATCACCACGCCGAGTAGGTAGCGTTCAGCGTAAATTGCAGAGGGGAGTTTTAACATAGGGTTGTTGGGAGAGTCGTTAGTGTCGGCAGTTGGGTTGCCGTTCAAGATAATTATTTAGCGTCGCGTTTCCAGTATATCGAGTTCGAGTAGCGGAGAGGTGTCCAATCGGCAAAGTCCGGTAAGTAATGGAGTTTGGTTTTAATCAGGCCAGTGCAGGCGTATTGTATTTTCTCTACGCGGAATTTTAAGCCGTGCTTTTTAGCGTACGCGTCGACGGCGTCTTTACTTACTTGAAAGTGATTTGCTATCTCTTGACGAGTCATCCATTTAGCGCGTAGTTTGTTTTTACCTTTGGGTGCTATGCCTTGCAGTGCATTGTGCAGGCGGTTTGATAGTTTGTTGAGGTCGTTGTTCATTTCTTCGGTGACCATATATTCAGATCAGACTGCCAGACCCAATTCTTTCCCACGCGATGTGCGAGCCATACTTTCCAATCGTTGCCGTCGATGTAGCCATAGGCGAAGCCGTGACCGTGTCGGCTGGTCGCTAATCTCATCGAGCTATAAGCCATGTCATCAGTTCTGCATAGGCAACCAGCGGAGTAAGCTGCACCGCCTCCGTGCTTCTGTAAATTAACCTGTTCGAGTCGGTGAATGTGTCCGCAGATAAAACCGCCACCAGTGTCTGCGTAGTGTATGCCTTGCTGGATTACTGCGTTAGTGCCGTGTGCGTAGCCGTGACCAAAAGCCACAGGCCCGAGGCGATAGATTCCTTTTTTGGCGTGATAAGGTAAGATTACTTTTGCACCGGCTTTTCTCGCAGCTGAATTGATAGCGGTCTTTACGTCCTCGCAGTAGTCGCGGACAAGTGCCGAGCCAGAGTTGCTGATGAGGTTGTCTAAGCGTGCCTCGTGATTGCCCCATAAGTAGACTGTGGGCTTAAACATATTAAGGAAGTCGATGCCACCTTGTATATCTTGTTTAAGACTCTCCGCAGACTCAGCGTCATTACCGACTCCACGACGCAGTGATCGGAAGTCAAAGCAGTCCCCGAGGTGTACGCGCACGGTGGGCTTGTAGTCTTTAATAAATTGCTGGACGGCTTGGAACGACTCCTCGTCAACCATATCACCGTGGTTATCGCCTACGGCTACGAAGCGGATGGGTTTGTTGGTACTCATTTTTTTAGGGTTAAATTCATCTGCTTGATTATATCATCTCGCATCTGCTTTGCTTCAGTAAAGTCTTTGGAAAGTTTACGCATTATAAATACGTCGGTTCGTTTAAGCCGGAAGTAATAATAGTTACCACCTGGTTGTTTAAATAAATAACTGCGTTCGGGGTCAAAGGTGTGGAACGTACTTTTCGGGCGGTTCTTATTTCCTATCTTCGAATCGCTCGGACATGACGCCAACCAGTAAGCCCGTTGTGCGCTGATCCCGAGTCTCTCCGCATACTCTAACTGCTCCGAGGTCAGGAACGGTCTCGGCTCGTCCGTTGTGTTGTCGGTTATAAACTCCATCGGCTTGCGAGTTGACGGCCTTCGGAAATAATTGAGTGCCGTTGGTCGGCGTCAAAATGATACTCCTGGTCGAAGCGTACGATGTCCCGAATCTCGCAGATACTATTTGCCTCCTCCGAGTTCGCAGCTGAAATACCGGCAGTCGAAATATATACCGTGCGAATCCGCCAGCCAAGGGGTATCAAAACCTTCTGACAAACTGTCAGCTCGTTCAGGTAACGCCAGTCAGTACAGATTACGGTGTCCAGTGGCATGCCTTCATCGTCGTAGCCCTGTGCGACAGTCTGGGCCATGATATCGGCAAAGACCGATGGCTTTAACGAACGGGCAAAAGTTCCGAGGGCTACCAGTGCTTGTCGATTTTCCTGCTTGAAATCGTCATTATGAAAGTCACCGCGTAACTCGAGGCAATCAAGGAATACATTGGCGGTATCTTTGAGTGAGTCCGCAAAGTTAATCTTCTCCGCGTTCTTTTCAGACCACTCGAGAATGCCGTCCCCGAGCGTGTCC